GGCGAACGCGCCAGGCATCACCACGTCGCCGTAGGAATCCTTGTTGCCGAACACCGACGCGTAGCCGGTGAACTGGCCCTCACCGAGCCCGTCGTCGGGGCCGGCCTTGATGTCGGCGAATGCCTTCTTGATGAGCATCAGTCGTCCTCCTGCTCGTCGTCGTCAATGGGTTCGTCGTCAGTTGGCGGCTCGTCGTCGGCCTGATCGGGCTCGGCCTCGATCGGGTTCTGGTCGCCGTTTTGTGTGACATTCAGCGGGCGGACCAGCTCGTCGCCGCCCTCGATCGGCGGCCGGTTATCTAACGCGCGAGCCTCGTTGACCGTCATCCACGGCGCGCCAACCGACGCCTGGATCGACGCGGAACGCTCCTCGAAGCTGCCCGTCAGCTTCTCTCGCAGGTTGAACTCGACATAGAAGGCGTGCGGCTTAGCCGGCTCGAAGTCGGGAATCAGTTGCAGCGCAATCTCATCCTGGATCATTGCCAACCACGGCCCGAGAGTGTCCTGGTAGAGCATCTTGTGCTGCTCAGTGATGTTCGAGAACGACGCCTTATCCAAGATCCCGACCATCGGGGGCGGAATGTGGTATGCCGAAGCGACTTCCTCGCGTGTGAGCTTGCGCCCCTCGATGTACTGCAGTTCTTTCGCGGTCTGGCTGGCTCCGACGAATTCCATGCCGTCTTCGAGGATCGGCGTTCCGCCGGCTTGGGCGCCTTCCCCGGCGTACTGCTGCTGCCACTGTGTGCGGAAGCGATTGCGCGCGGTGTCGGACCAGTCACCTGATTCCGCCTTCGGTGGCCGCTTGATGTACCCCGACACCCGGGCGCCGTTGTTCATGATCTGCTCGCGCATCCGCGAGCCGGCCCAGTCCTCCAGCAGGATCTGCCGCAGCGACTCCAGCGGCGATACCCCCACGTCCTCGCTGGTGCTGTAGCCGCGGAAGTACACCACCTGATCTGCCGGGAATGTCTTGCGCTGCTTTGAGCCTGCGAATTCGAATTCGTCGGGGGTGAGCCAGTTTTCGCCCTTCGGCTTCACCATCGTCGGAGGCAGGCGAATCAGCCCCGCAGTGTTTCCCTCGACCTGCGACTTCAGCAGGTAAGCCACGTCGTAGATCGCGAAGTCGTGCACTAGCGCGTTGATGAACCGGTATCGGGTAGTCCACGGATTCGGGCGGCGAAGAAGCATCGCTAGGGGATGGTCCTGTAACCGTTCGCGTTCCGTATCGCTCTGGCGCTTGAACAGCGGCAGACCGAGCTGCGCAATGTTGCGAGCCAGGAACGACGTAACCGTTCGCACCGCTGGCTGCGTCCGCCAGATCTTGTCGTACTCCCACGCCATCGCCGCCGCCACTGGCAGACGAAGCGGGACGTTGAAGCTGGCCCGCGACAAACTCTGCACGGAGCCCGCTGAGACGACGAACGACATCAGCCCGCCACGATCTGCACGTAGTCGACATTGGCTGCGTCGATGACGATTTCGCCATCAGCCGGCGACGGCGCCGCCGCGTCGACGTCGTGAATCTGGCAGCCCTTCAGCACGAGGAACTGACCCGGGGTCGACACGAGCACGCCAGAGACAGCGTTGCCTGAGAACAGCGATACCAGCACCCGCTTGTTGAAGCCGGGATGTTGTCGTTTAAACAATCATCAGCCCTTCGCCGTCGTCGTCATATGCCGAGGTCGCCTCGGCTTCCGTGGCCGCTGTCGCGCGAGCCAGCGCCATGATCAGCGCCACTACGCCGTCGATCTTGTCGCCGGCGTTCTTCTTGTCTGGCTTCACATTTCCCGCGGGATCCATCGCCACCGCGAAGTTGTCGACCTGCCACCTCAGACACGGATTGCCGCCGTGTCGGATCAGCGGCTTCTCGGGCAGTCCGTCATCGTCGGTCTTCGCACCGACCCGCACCATGCGCTGCAGATCCTTCGTCGGTGCGCTCATGCTCGCGAAGCCCTGGCCGTGAGTGACCATCGGTGCGCCCTCGTTCAGCAGGTTGTTCACCAACTGCGTTGCGTTCCATCGGTCGTAGGCGATCTCTTGGACCAGGAACTCGTCCCGATCGCGGTTGATCTGCGCCTCGATGAAGTCGTAATCGGTCACGTTGCCCGGCGTGGTCGTCAGCCACCCGGCCTTAACCCACGCCGACGCCGCGTCAGCAGTCCGAGCGTCGAGGTCCGCAATGCTGTCCTCCGGAGCCCAGCACCGCAGCAGCACATCGAACGCGCCATCGTCGGCCGGGAACACCCACCCGAGCGCCGTAAGGTCCGACGTCGAGCCGAGATCGAGCCCGCCGTAACACTTCCGGCCCTTCAACCGGGTCACATCGACCATCGACGCGTTGACGTCCCACTGGTCGATCTCGATGTAGCGGGTTTCCTGCTTGGTCCGGATCCCCAAGTGCAGCCGCAGGAATCGCGCCAACTCGGCCGGATTGTCCTTCGCCTTCTCTGCGGCCTCGACCATGTAGCGCCTCGTCGGTGAGATCCCGTAGCCCGGGTTCGCCTTGCGGTGCGTCGACTCGGCGAATGGATCGTCGCCCTTGATCAGCTTGCCGTTCTCGTATTCCGGCTTCTCGGCCGCGAACACCACCCCGTACGTCGTCGGCCGCTTCAACACACCGCGCGCCAGCTTCTCGATCAGCTGCCGCTTCTCGTCGTACGGCGTGTGCCGGCGGCCCGCGTCCGCCGTCGTGATGTACATGATCAACGGCTGCTCACGCGAACCCGTACCGGTCTCTAGCGCCTCGATCAGCGTCATGTCCTTATGCAGGTGCAGCTCGTCGACGATCGCGCCGTGAATGTCAGCGCCATGCTGGGCGTCACCGGCATTCGCGATCGGCTGGAAATAGCTCCCGCTCGCCGCGTGCGTGATCCGATGCTTCAGCGCCCGCAGATGCCGCTTCAGACCCGGCGATTTGTTCACGATCTGCCGGATCGGCTCGAACACGAAGCCCGCCTGGCCCATCGTGGTCGCCGCCGCGATCACCTGCGCACCCTGCTCGCCGTCGGCCGCCGTCAGGTAGATCCCGAAGCCTGCCGCCGTCGTCGTCTTGCCGTTCTTCCTCGGCATGTCGAAGTACGCGATCGTGATGATCCGCACCCACGAACCGGAATCCGGAGACCGGTGCACCCAACCCGCCGGGGGAGCGATCAGGTACGCGACCTGCCACACGTCCGGATCGAACCGCTGCCCGGCGAACCGCCCCTTCGTGTGCCGCAGCTGCCGGAACGCTGCGATCACCCTGTCGACCCGCGCCGGATCGAACCGAGCCCCGGGCACCTCCCGCGGCTCGGGCGTCTTGATCAGCGGCGGACAATCCGGAGGCGGATAGCCGCGGCTCTGCAGATACCAGGCGACCTCAGGGCTGAGCTTCAGCGCATCGAGATCGGCGTCAGACCAAAGCTCGTCGTTAGTCGTCGTCGCCGACGGCGCCCGCGAACGGGTTCGCCTCGTGCTCGCCACGATCGTCATCCCGCTTCGAGACATTCCGCTCGCCGGCCGGCGTCAGCCCGAAGTCATTCGCGTACTGCCGCAGCCGAGTCTCGGCCTGCTCGGCGATGGCCACCGCTGGATTCTTCGTGAACCACACCGACGTCGACCCGTCCTTACGGGTTGACTCGTTACGCACCGTCAGCCCGTTCCGGTCGATGTCCTGATACGCGCCAACCAACCGAGACCACACCTGGCAGTAAGCCGCCAGCGTCGCCCTATCCTCGGGCTTCACCAGATCCAGCCGAGTCAGCCCCGGCACGATCCGCCGCCACTCGGCCTTCGCCTCCCGCGACAGCCACGTCGGCGGATTCGGCGCCAACCGCTTGAAAGCCGGCGGCGTCGGGACCGTCCGACCCGCGCTGTCCTTGCCATCGCCGCGGCCACTGAGCAGCAGCAACGGGGCAGGCTGCGGGGTGCGGCCCATCAGACCCCCCGCTGTGAAAATTCAGTGCGAAAAAAAGAAAGCCCACCGTGGCGGGGGGCCGGGGTCAGGTCTGTAGAGATCCGAACCCCCCTAGGCGGCATGGCGATGCCGTTCCACGGCCGCACGGTGACACACACGGCACTGGCGGACGCCAGCCGGGGTGATGTAGACGTTGACGCTGTTTCTTTCGTGTCCGTTGCGGCATGTTGGGCCTGACACTCGGATGCTGCGCTGTGTGTTGACCTTCGGGGTCACTTGCTCCAGGTGGTCAGGGTTGACGCAGCTCGTGTTGCGGCAGGTGTGGTCGAGCTGCTGATCGGACTCGATGGGGCCGTTGGCCAGCATGTAGGCGATCCGATGGGCCATGAACAGATTGCCCTTGCCGACCTTGTGCTTGCCGTATCCCTCGGGGTCTGTCCCGCCGAGCCATTGGTGACAGCCGCCGCCGGTCGTGTGCTTGGCGTGGAACCGGGCGATTCGTTCGTCGCTCATCAGTACGTCGCGTGATGCGATTCTCAGAACAGTGGCCATCGGTGTCACCTCGCTCTCGTTTTCCCGCGCAGGGCATCTTGAGTTGTCTTGTCGGAGTGATGTTCTCGACACAATGATTGGTAGTTGTCCCAGTTGTAGCGATCGCCGCCTTCGGCCAGGGGCACGATGTGGTCGACGCTGTGCATCACGCGGTGACAGCTGGGCTGCTCGCAGTAGGGATGCGAGGCGCGGTAGGCGTCGAGGCTGCGGCGCATCCGCATGTCGGTCTTGCCGCCGATGTGTGTGCTGCCTTCCCATGCTGGGCGGCAGCTGCAGGGCCGGCCTTTGGGGGCTGGCTGTCGACATCTGGCGCATACGCGTGGCGGGGCTGTTGGCATGGGTTTCGCGGCCCCCCCACATTCTGAAATAAACGGTATTGACAATCTCCACATATGCGGTATCGTTAATCCCATGAGCAACGTAATCGCAAGCGCCGCCTACAAGAGCAGCACCCGTGCCAATCAAGCCGGCATCGTCATCGTCAAGGAACGCGGGCAGTACGGCGTGGGCAACTTCCAGAACATCCCGGGCGTCGGGGAGCGCTACATCATCCGCAAGCGCTTCGCTGCCGAGGCTGACGCCCGGGCCGCGGCCAACCGCGCATGGCTCGCCGGACATCACGAGGCGATCTGATGACCGCCCCCCGTCAAGCTGGCCGTCCCGAGGTGGGGCGGCCAGTAAACATCCGACTTGGAGATGAGTTGTTGGCCGAGGTGGATGCGTTTGCGGAAGCCGAGGGGGTCAAGCGCGCTGAGGCGATTCGGCAGCTTGTGCAGCGAGGGCTGCGGAGGGCTAAGCGGGCTTGATTTCGCGGGGTGAACACACTTCTCCCCGAACAAAACAGGAGAATAGCAGGTCAGAACGTCAAGAATGCAAAATGCTATCAGATCAGCGCGTCAGAAACGGGAATCAGCTTCGCTGCCGCTTCCCGCTGCGGTGGCGTATGTGCCGGGCATAAGCCGAAGCGCGCGGTTTGCCCGATGTTGATCTCGGATGCGGATCGCTGTCGACGAACTTCTGACCGCAGGCGCAGGTGACTTGACGACGTCCATCCACGTAGGCGACCGCGATCATTCCGTGACTTTCCACCTTGTCGGCCGGGGAGTCTTACGGCGTCAGCTTGCCGAAGCGTTGGTAGGCAGCTTGGCGGCCGATGCCGAGTGCGGTGCCGATCATTGCCCAGGTGTCTCCGGCAGCTCGGGCTTCAGCCACGGCGTTGTTGAGTTCGTCTTTGGCGTCGTCGACCGACTTGGCCGCGGCGGCGATGCGCCGCATGTGGCGTGCGTCGCGCGCGTTGGCGGGGTCGACGTCGAGGTTGTCGAGCCACTGCTCGACTTCGGTCGCTTCGGTGGTCTTGCTCATGGTTATCACCTCACAGGTAGTCGTAGAACTTGGGGCGGAGTACGTCGGCGTGGATGATCCGGGGGGATTCATCGGCGATGACGACGATTTCGAGCAGGCGGCCGGTGTTGTCGGCACCGATGATGAGCTGACGGATGTCTCCGTCGTATTCCTGTTCGATGATGCGGATCGCGTTGGCGAC